CCATGATTACATCGTCATACCGCTTTGAAATAAAGTCACCCTGATATCTTGGGAATGAAAGCAAAACAACCTTTCCTAAGTCTGGAAAACGAGAATCTACTGTACCTCTAAATGCTTTATAAATATTATCAGCAGTCTTACCCTGATCATTTCCAGTACCTACTTCTGTAGCAAAACCTGAAATCTCATCAAGAACAGCCATGAACAAGTTCAAACCCTCATGTGATTCACGCTCTGAGTGGCCTGAATAAACAGTAATTGACTTATCAAATCCAATAGAGTTTACTTTTGGATCATACTTTCCAGCAAACCATGGGGATCTTTCAATTTTTGATTTAAAACCTTTAAAGAAAACGTTTTTAGCTTGCTCAGCATTAATAGCAACGTTAATAATATCAATAGCATCTCCAGCAGGCTTTCCATAGTATCTAGCTGGATCTTTTAAACATAGAAGCTTGTATACAACATAGGCACAAGCAACAGTAGATACAAAGTCTTTACCACTGCCCTTTCCTAATTGCAAGATAATTTCATTCTTAGTATATTTAGAGTAGTGCCTATCGCCTTGTTCAGTTCCAAGTAACTCTTGCAGGTCTTCTTTCTTATATATCTGGCTCATTGCTTCTACAATGTCATATTGAATTGCAGATAGCGGAGGTTGACCAAGATATTCTGGAGACTCAACAAATGTTTTTACATCTACAGGATTTTCCTCAAAATGATTATCCTGTAAAGCTTCTAGAAAATCATTGAACTTCGTGGACAACCGTAATCACTTCGCCTTCTTTAGCAATCATTGAAAGTCTTTGCATGATAATATCACGAACTTCTGGATGCTCAGATGCAATATCTCTAAGAATTCCAACAAGAACTTCTTGTCTTTTTTCAATTTCAACCATTTCATCTGCAAGCTCTTTGTTTTCTAATAGTCCAGCTTTTTGCAGCATATCAATTCGTCTTGCTTCAATATCCATCACAAGCTTAATTGCTGCAGTCTTGGCATTAAGATTTGCCGTAGTAGTTGCATCATCAATAACTTCATATGCCTGCTGAATTAGTTTTGTATAATGAGCATCTGCACCAACTAGTGCATCCTTAGCACGAGCACGAATAGCATCATTGGCAGAGGCCATTGCCTTCCACTCATTAAGATGTGCGACTACACGAGTTCTTGGTAGAGTTAAAGTCTTAGCAATTTTTGTTGGATCATTGCCTTTTAAATACTCTTCAACAACTTTATTTACTTCATCAAGATGCTTTACGAGTTCAATTTCAGTATCTGACATTTTTTCCCTCTAATCTATTAATCTCATCTTGAATATAGAATATTGCCTTCTTTAAATCTTCAATCTGAGTATCTTGATTTTTCAATCCTGCTCGCCATAAATACTTGAAAGCATTTCCAACATTAAAATTACGATGACGAGTAATCTGAATACACTCCACACCAGAAGGATCTGACGTATAGTGAACAGGATGATTGACTTGATCTACTGTAATATTAAACTTATCTGTCATCGTTTACTCTTTCTTAGTCCAAATTTAGCAAGATAAACATAGATTGTTTCTACGCTTGCCCCGCACTCTTTTGCTATGTCTTGTGGAGACTTCTTGTCCATAAGATATCTCTTACGAAGCCAAGCCTCACTTGTATATAGTTTACCACTCATGGCTTATCCTTGTCAAATTTAACAGCCTTTTCCCAGTTATTGATAGCCCAATGTCCAATACCTGCTGCATCTGCAACATCATAATCATCTATCTTTTTATCATATGCTATCTCTAATAGCTTTATTGTTCTTTTCTTTCTAAAGTCACGCTCATATGACTTATACCAAGACAGCGACTTGCCAGGATTAACGCTTCTTATTTGTAATTGTTCTTCTTTAGATAGTTTTTTGTTACCTAGGTAGTTCTGCCATGTTATTGGCGATACCCTGCCAATTACAGAAATATCAGACAGGCCTGCGCCACCTATAATTGCTCCTTGAACCATAGCAAGGTCTGCTGCAGTCTTGGGCGAGTTCATAAAAACGGTATGCTCAATAACAATAGCATTAACCATATTGTAATGATTAAACAAAGCCCTAGTCTTTGCTGTAGCATCTATAACTTTTTCATATATGTTGCTACCATCAAAATTTATTTTTCCGTACCCAGTTAATTTTTTATATGTATAAAATGCAAATGCAAGGCTATTAGTGCTAGCATCAATAGCACAAATATGAGAAGGCTGATCAATCTTGTTCATATTGAAAATACCCCTTTATTTGTTTTAACATTTTATCAACTGCTTTTTTGCTAACATTGCAATTAGAGCAAAATCCATCATCATTGTATATTGAAAGGACTTGACCACAACCACCAAGACATTTGCGCTCTTTGCCTTTGCGCTTTTGTCTACGTGTTATTTTGTAGCGTTCAGCGATCTTCTCTCTGGTTGCCTCATCTCTACATTTTTCACTACAATATATTTGATAAGTTACCTTTGGAGAAAACCTACTGTCGCACCTTTCACATTGCTTCACTCAATCCCTCCAAGGATTTAATCTTTACTACTCCAGGCTCCGCTACTGCACAAGCAGCTTTAACTGGACAACCTTTACATACCTTTGCATTTGATCTATAATTTTTTTGTGGAAGTTCTTGATTTTTCCAAGACTTGTGAACAGTTCTCATCCAATCAAAAGTATTATCAATCCATTGCTTGTAATAGTCAGTTACTTCAATTGGAAATACAATGAGGTCATGATTATTCTTATTTTCATAGATAAGTACACCCTTTGCCTTTTGTAATACCTTCATATAAATAATTAACTGCATTACGTGATACTTGGCTGGCTCACCCTTTACCTTATAATGCTCAAAGGCTTCCGACTTCATTGTTTTAATTTCACCAATAATTTCTTCACCTTCCCACTTAATCATTGCATCTCCCCATCCAAAGATAGGAGGATCGCTATTGACTACTTTAAATTCTGATGTTGGCTTGTTATCATCGTCAAGGTATTCTACAACCAGCCCACCATCTAGCATTGCTTGCTGAATTCTATCGTGAGACTTTGTACCAGCAGTCATGTTTGCTATAGAGTATGGGTCACTATTATCTTCAAATATATTGCCTTCAAAAGCTAGATACCAATATCTAGGACACTCACCATGACCCCAAGCCAATGTAGATGGAGCAAATGTTTTCTTTTTTGTATGCTTAGATTCACGCTTAGCTATATAGCCGTAGTTAATTTTTTCTATTAGTGCAGCAGGATCTAAAAAGGTTTCTCTTTCTTCAACCTTCTTCATCATTTGCTTTATCAAGTTTTTAGTCATAATTATCCTTTTTATATATTATACCAGTTAGCGCATTATGTATTTAAGTGCTGATACCAGATCATTAATTGCTTCTGCTGCTGTGTAATAGATGTTCTTTTTAGACCTATCTGATTTGTCTACATTTGTCAACCAAGTTGCCCTGAATGACATTTTTGCTGCGATTGCTTGAAGCCTAACTATTTCTAAGCTTGCAGCCTGTGGAGGAATATCTGGCTTTAATATAAGTTTGGCAATCATTGTGAGGGCAACAGTTAGCTCTTCATCGTTCATGAAATCTGCTATTTCAGATAGCCCATTAACCATATCTATAGTTGTTTTATTTCCAGCAGGATTCTCTTGTGTCATATTGTTTTCTCCTCATATGTAAGCTGATCCAGTAGATCGAATTCTATAATTGCAAGACGAGTTTTTTTATTTCCTTCTCCCAGAATTAATACTATTGCTGGTGATTTGTCTACCCCAGCCTTCATGGAATCTGTTACCGCTTTAGCCCAAACATCTTGCGTAACTGTAAAAGATTTTGCAGACTCTTTAAAGTCTACAACAAAATCTCTCCATGTTGCATCGCCCTTCTGGGTATTTCTTCCAGAATTCTTGTGCTGCTTGGCACCTATTCTTTTACTTTCGTTCTTCTCGCTCATAATCCTTTTTCTTTTTATATCCAACCTGAAATATTTGTACTTCTGTTAAGTGCTTTTTAGAACACATCCAAGTACCCTTTCCAGATTTTGCGTAGAGTCTAAGATTTTTAACTTCTTCTTTACATGTCTTGCATGTAAACTTTCCATTGTAAACAGTAAAGTTAATATCAGCCATTTGACAACTTGGTTCTTAACATATCTTGTAAGTCCAAATCCTCTCTAACCCTATTGATTAATCCTTCACGACCCTGAACCTTTGTACCATCTTCTAGTTGGTACCATGCACCAGTTCTATTAATATAACCAGCAAGCTCAGCGGTATCGACAAGATCGCCAATAGAATCAATGCCAAGATTGTCACCTCTAAAATAGAAATCATACTCGCCACTTTGGAAGGCAGGCGATGTTTTAGAGAACTGTACTTCCCACCTAACTTTTCTACCAATCTTTTCTTCAATGATTTTGTCACCGACATGAATTTTTCCTTTAATAGCCTGATTATCTGATTCTGATGAAAACAGTTTTATAACAGTTGAAGAATAAAACTTAGTTGCTTGTCCACCCGTAGGCTGTTGACTTGTATACATTGCACTAATATTATTGCGAGACTGACTAATAAGTACAAGCATTGTTGGCTTTACCTTATTATTAGCGTAGTTCAACATCTTCCATGCGTTACTAAAGTCTCTTGACTCCGCACCAATTTGTTTTGTATTTTCAAGCTGCTTAAGTTCGTCTGAATCTTTTTCAAAATAAATAGCTGGAAGAAGAGATGTAATTGAGTCAATAACGATCATATCAACGCCTGCTTCTATAAGGTTTACACCAACATCAACCATTTCATTTATGGTACGTGCTTGTGAAACAATAAGCTTTGACGTGTCAACTCCTAAACCTTCTGCCCATTTTTTATCATAAGACATTTCAGCATCAATCCAGGCACACACCTTACCTTCTTTCTGTGCAATGCCAATCATTTGTAAGCACAGAGAGGACTTGGCACTAGACTTGCTGCCCCAAATTAAAACTTGTCGTCCGTAAGGCAGGCCACCATTAAGTGCACGATTTAATCCAAAGCTTGGAGTTGCTGCATACTCTGTTGCTGGAACAGCATCACCAACCAATATATTTTTGCGTAATTTAGGATTAAGCTGAGCAAGAACTTCTTCTACTGTTATAGACATTAAAATCTTACCCCATGTTTCATTGGTCTACCTGAGTTCTTTTCCATCTTTTCTTTAATAGCATAATCAAGAGATTTAGTCATATATCCTGCCTCTACCATACCCGCATACAAATCAAGTGTGCGAATAATAATGTCTGCAAACTCATCTGACATTTGATCTGGATCCATCTCCTTGCGAAGAGCCTCCATTGCCTCAACTACTTCAGACACTATCATCATCATTTGTTTTGCAACAAAGATAGGGTCTACTGTTCGATCCCAGAAACCTTTGCTCACTGCATTTTTATGTATCTCTTCTGCTAAATTATCAAACATTTGCTACATCCTCCATTATTACTGTTCCATCCTTTGTTTTTCCAAATGTAAACCTATAGATATTGCCTGCTTCTACATTCATATATGCTTTTGGAAAAGCTGTTGGAAATACTGTTACCGCATGTAATTCTCTTCCTGAATCTGCTACCGTCAAAGATGCCATCTTCTTACCAGCCTTTGTCATTCTTGGCTTAAAAGAAATCACGAACATCTCATCATC